CCCACCAGGTGGCAAGTGACCCTATCGCTAGCTTCCGATAAATCTATCGTAGCTAACGAGCGGTCCACTGACGCTCGGCGGCACAGCATCTGGTTCCTGGATTGGTCCCTAAAGAGGACAAATTCCGAGATCCAAGTGCGTGTCGCACGAGTACAAAAGTAGTGCCAGATGTTCTGCTGGCACCACTGATGTTCACTAGGCTCAGCGGCTATAAGCCGTGGCTTCGAGAACGTCTTAGGGACGGCTATGAGACGAGAAACCGGGTCTTCCGACCCAATCTCCACCTCATCTTCGCCCACTAATGCTGACCACGTAGCATGATTATGGAAACCATAATCTGCGAATGGGAACACGGTGTCTAATCTGTCGCTCCAGTTAGTCCAACAATATTTGTTGGACGGACCGGTGACTTCAGAGACAGCGCCAGGGCCATGTCTGAAACACCACTCATCGGGGTCGTAAGACCCCAAAGTGGCGCATAGTAACCCGGATACAATATCCAGGTTCTTCAGGAAGACCGACGAGACCTCGCATAAAGCGGGATCAACACTCCGAAGCCTTTCGCGATACCGCGTACTGTGGCAGAAGCCACGGTACACATTGGTAACGTCAGAGGTGGTAGGACGTGTCATATCCCAGAACTGTTCAGGTTCCGGGAGGGATTCGTCAGTGGTAGCAAAACTTTCCACTTCACAGCGGACAGCTTCGTCACCACAGTAAATCTCGACTTTCTTCGCCATATAGCATATTTGCCGTATGAAGAAGACAGCTTCGATATTACAGTCATCTTTCAGCTGGCCCACCTCGTCAAAGACTAGTAAGTAGAGCCCCCGAAGAAACTTCGGGATCACTACACCATTGGTGTACCTTTTTGTCAAAGGTAAACCGCTGGTAGAGTACTGGCCAAGGGAAAGGCACTTATCAAAGTGCTTACCCACGTTAGGAAGATCCACGCAGAACACGTGGAGGCCCCTAACGTTGACGAGCCGGACGAGTCTATCGAGATCTCTCTCGAACTCAACTCGTAGCGTCGGAAATGCCTGTAGAGCATCTAGAAATAGATTGTCATACAGGACTTTCAGTTCTCGAACGTGGCGTTTAGTCATCTAGTCCTCCTTTGGGTGGATGAGGGTGACCCACGCAATGGTGATTAGATTCTAACCCATCGACGAACGGTTAGTAAGCCATAACTAGCTTACTAGATCCGTAAGTTCGTCCAAAAGCTCGTTTGTATCAGCAATTACCAAATCGGCAATTGCGTCAACAAGCGTATTCTCCGTCTTGGAAGGAATTTCCTCCCAGACGAAGTAAAACTTCTGGTAGAACTCGTCAACCGTCTCCGTCGCATAAGTAGTCTTCACAATTTCGAAATTGTGTCGATCATACTTAGGCGTGCCGTTCTTACCACCAGTGGTGGTATGGCGGACGCGGACACGGTATTCAACCAAAGTCTCTCGTAAGAGATACTCTGATTTGAAATCTGACGGACCGTTGACACGAACCAAGACTTTCGGCGAAGCGCCGACAGTAATGGTAAGTGTAGAACCTAATTTAGCCATTGAGAACTCCTTGTGGCTTTCAGCCAAATCAAGGGCGTCGATAAGACGAACCCTTGAGGAAGCTAATCGCCCCAAGGATCGACCATTGCCTGCTAGTAATAGCAGGAATCGTAACCGGAAACGGTAGCACAGGAGAGATAGGATATCTCTCCTTCCTCACTCGAGATTCCGTCTTGGTACCACTAACTGTGGCCCAATCGGGTTTCGATGTCAGTTGATATTCCCGGCTAGCGCCGGAAGTTCTCATCAGACACAAGTGAGAGTGCTGGAGCGGAACGGTATTGCGTGTGGCGTCAATTACGGCGCCAACACCCAGGAACCAATCTGTGAACCACGACCAAGGAGTAAACTCCCAGGCCGCGTTTAACAGACCGTCGAGCGATATATCCCAAGTCAAACGTTCGGCTAACTTTGTTAGCTCTGCGTTATCTTTAGGTATAACGAACCACGGTTCCAGTTTCCACTGGACGGTACCCCATTCTTCCTTGTAATAGGAAGTTTGGTATTTACCTTTGAAAGTCGCAGACTCCGTATGCAGAGTTACCTCTGCTGCGTTGACCTGCTTCTCTCTCTCCGATCCCAAAGAGACACGTCTCTTTATCGGCTTTCCTTCACTAAGATGACGCAACCAGTTCAGGCGATGCTGTAAAGCTCGCTGAAACTGGAGCATCTTCTTAAAGTCATTGATCAATGGAATCAAGTCGAAATGGGCACCAATGGTGCCCCGCGCAATGGATTTCGAGGACGCATAACCTGTGTCCTCTACTATCCCCTTCGCCTTCTCGATTCCTCTCTTGACCTTTGATGCGATTCCTCCAAGTCCTTCTCCGACGAACGCAGGTATGGGAACCTGCGGAACATTCGGATTAGTTTTTGAAAGAATTTCCCAAGCGACGTTCGACTTTTCCAAAAAGCTTGGAATAGGATAAACGTCCCGAGGATCAGGAGCAGATATCCAAGGACCGCCAAGGGGGATGCCGTTAAGTGATTTAACGACAGTACCCCAAGGCATGACTTGGTCTCCGTCCGCAAGAAAAGTGGTAACATTAACGTTGTCCAGGCTAAAAGCATTTGCTGTAGCCCGGCTTCCGACAATGTCGTCACATTCTTGCTTCGAGCCGACGTTCCAACTCACGTACTTGGGGTCTGGGAAGATTGAGGAAGTATAACTTCCTGTAATCGGACCTAGACCACCTTGTTCGCGATGACGAGCTTCGACCACGAATGAACTCACATTTGGGGAAAGCAGGGTTACGAATGGGTCCATAATTTGGACACAACGAGAGAACTCGATGTGGCGAGCCCGCTACTAGCGG